TCTAATGTGTCATTTGCCTCTAAGTCTATAATTCGATCTAAAACCATAGGAGAAATATCTCCCGCTGTAGCTGAGTTGTACAGCCCACCAGCGTCTAAACCGATGTCAACGAAAGTATAAACCCCGTTAATGTATAAGTAGATTCGATTGTTATAAGTTGCATCCACAACAGAAGGAACAAACTCCACATGAATTTGAATCTTCATCTTTACAGGTGCGGTGTAAGTGCTGGTACTTGTGCTGAAATTGTTATTCGCTCCATCATAGTAAGGATAAGTTGAATCGTTTTGAAACGTCATCTTATACTGCACATTCTCAGTTACCCGTGTGGAGGTTGTGCTCTTTTGGGCATAGGTTCCATTCGCGTCTAACTGTTCCTGGCTCTTCCCGTTTCGAATAGTTATCATCGAATTATACGCCACATCATTAAGTAAATCCCCTTGAATCTTAATCGAATGATGCTGAAAGATTCTTTTGAATACAGTTTTAACATAGATTCCAGCTACAAAGTCTTCTAACTTCATATGTCGGTACCCGCGAGAAATCAAAGCGCCATTATCCACAACAGGAAAAACTATACCTTGTTCCGCTGATGCGTAGACAAGTAAATTAGAAAGAGTCTGGTCTACGTCAAGATCGGAGAAATCCACGTCAGTTAATGGTCCAGACAAAAGTCCAAACCAGTTATTGTTACCTGAGTAGAATGACAAATAAATAAGATCTGTTAACCTCTCAATCCTTAAATACCCGTCGTAAACTTGTAGTCCTGAGTCGCTTAATAGTTGGGCTGTGATCTTTTGGTAAACAGGTTTTGAAATATTATCCGGGAACGGGTTACCTAAAAGTTCAATGTTATTCGAAGTGATCGGGGCTGTAAATTGATAGGAGTAATCCCCGTTAGTAGTGCTGATTTCTTCGAATAGCTTTATCTGGCGCTCAACTTCTATGCGGTCGCTGAAATCCAAATAACCCGATCCGATTTTAATCATCATACCTTTTGGGATGGTATTTCGTCTGTTAATGTTACCTTAAATTGTAAGGTGAAAATCTTATCACCTTCATCGTACTTTTTAAACGAGTCCGTGTCGACTAATAACGTCCGGCGGTCCCGGCGTGATGTCACAAGCTGAACTAAAGGCGACGTTCTGATGAAACTCAATGCCTCTAACTGGTTCAAACTTAAATGCTGGCTTCTAACTATGACGCTGTTTTTTGATGTTCTGAACGTTTGCTTATCAATCGTGTCGGCGTTCTTACCATAAGAATTGAGAGGTTAACAGATCTTATTTATTTGTCATTCTACTCAGGTAACAATAACTGGTTTGGACTTCTGTCTGGACCATTAACTGACGTGGATTTCTCGGATCTTGATGTAGATCAGACGCTTTCTAATCTGTTAGTTTACGCGACAGCAGAACAAGGCATAGTTTTTCCTGTTGTCGATAATGGTGCTTTGATTTCTCGCGGGTACAGGCATATGAAGTTAGAGGACTTTGTAGCCGGAATCTATGTTAAAACTGTATTCAAAAGAATCTTTCAGCATCATTCAATTAAGATTCAAGGTGATTTACTTAATGATGTGGCGTATAACTCGATGATAACAATTCGAAATGGAAAGAGTCAGGAACAGTTAGACGCGAATGGAACCTATGCACAGAAGAGCACAACATCCACACGGGTAACTGAAAACGTACAGTATAAAATGACGTTTCAAAATGATTCTACGTATCCGTATTATGATGGAGCGAATAATAATTTCAGCACAAGTACCAGCACCTACACAGCCCCGGTAAAGATGAAGATTCAAATTCATGTTGAGTTTGTTCCTTCTGTCGTTGATGCGACATATAACAACCGAATCTATTTATACATTAACGGGGTTTATACTTTCGTTGACATCGGATTAGACGCTGGCGGTCTGTATAACTCAGCTACAGCGGGAGATATTTCCCCGATGGTCTTGGATAGAATTATAGACTTAGAGGCAAATGACACATTAGAGATTTACTCAGAGTGGCAACAGTCCGGAGGTTCAACACAAAACGACGTATTAAGCGGCTCAGTTAAGATTACTCCGATTTACATTTACAAAGCTTTTGGTAATTCAGTTGTTCCTAATTGGTCACAGCAGCAATACGTTTCAAATGTGTTAAGGATTTTTAACGTCCTCACAAGTTATAACCAGGCAACTAAAACACTTACTTTTAATCTGTTCGATAAGATCAAGAGTAAAGATACTTTAGATTTATCTCCTTACGTTTCAACTGTTGACGTGGATTACACGGAGTTCATTTCATCTTACGGAAAAAGGAACTTACTCAGCTATAAAGAGGTTGACTTCTCCGAGCCAAGAGATTATAACATTCAAAACTTTTTTAGATACGGGCAGGGGTCCATTCAAGCTAATAACGATTTTCTTTCCGACTCTGAGCAAATAGTGGATTCTGATTTCTCGCATCCTCAAAGCTATATCAATCCTGTGTTTGATATGAGTATGGAGAGGCTTAATCTAATATCTGTGGAGACCGGTGACAGTACAGAAGTTACTTCGGTAGTCACAGGAACATGGGCACGTTTTAACCTGACAGACGACAGGTTTTTAGATGGTGACATCGTTCGGATAACAGATAGTACAAACCCAACCTATAACGGGGACTGGATAATAGAGACCAAAGCCACTGGATATGTGGAATTGTACGGCTGTTTATTCGATACCGACGCAACCGCGACAATGACAAAGTTAACCATAAAGTATAACGAAAGCGATGACGTTTATTTATTGTGGCATATACCTTTTTATCAGGTTACGAAATTCAGCGGTTATTCAAATATACGCTGGGAAAACTCAAACCGTACCGAGGTGCCTTTGGCTTATTTTAATTTACTTCAGACAGGCCGAACAATAAATGACGATTTCAAACAGTCTTTAAGTTTTGGTGCTATTGAGAATCCGTTATTCTATCAACGCACGATGATTGAAACTTACTGGCAGATGTTCCAAAGAATCTTGAACGATCCGGTTAAATTGTTTGCTTTGGTTAAACTATTGATCGTTTCAGTTGATCCGTCAATGTCTACCTCAAAATTTAGTATTACGGTTTCTTCCATTACGGTAATTTTATAATCTCAGCCGTGCAATCAATCTCACTGCCTTCGTATCCTGAAATTTTATTTAAATAATACTGATTCGAAGTTTCCAACGTTTTAATAGTTATCGGCCTCAGGAAATCAATAGAAAGGTAAATATTATACGGGATATTCGCGAGCGAGAATAATTTGACCGGATCATTTAATATCCTTTGGAACATCTGCCAGTAGGTTTCAATCATCGTCCTTTGATAGAATAACGGATTCTCAATAGTCCCAAAACTTAAAGACTGTTTAAAGTCGTCATTTATCGTTCGGCCTGTCTGAAGCAAGTTAAAATAAACATCGGTAATTACAAGAGTGCGTTAGATGGCGTTAACCCTGCATTTGGAAAACTCGCAGGAGGATTAGAAAAGGGTACTGAAGGATTTAAGGCCATGACCATACAGGCTCTTAGATTCATTGCAACCCCTATCGGAGCGTTAATAGCCGCGTTGGTAGCCGCATTTACGTTACTAAAAACGGCCATAACTTCGAACAATCAAGTATTTGATAAGTTTGAAAATATAACCAACGCTATCGGTGTGGTTATGGATGTAGTAATTAATCGCGTTGGTAAACTCGGAGAGGCTTTGATTGCTTTAGCTGAGGGTAGATTTCAAGATGCGATTAATTTAACAGCAAATGCCTTCACTGGACTTGCTGCCGAAATCCAAGCCGCTACAACACAAGGTCAATTATACTTAGACCTCAGCAGAGAACTTGAAGACTCACAAAGGGCTTTAAGGATAGAAACAGCAAAGCAAGAGAACGAAATAAAGAGGCTTGTAACCGCATCAAAGAATAGAAATTTAACTTTCGCCGAATCTGAGGCATTATTAAACGAGGCCTTAAAAAGGGAGGAGGAGTTAGTTAAAAAAAGAACCGAGAACGCACAAAAGGATCTGGTGATTACCGCCAAGCAATTAGCCCTTGAAAAATCTTTAAGGCAGGAAGAAAACGAAACATTCGAACAGTTTGCCCAAAGACTCATTGAAGGCGGTATTCTCCAGGATGAGGCGGTAGACAAAATCATTGAAAAGATAGAGGCGTTAGAAAATGCCAGGGGTTCATCCCTTGCTTTTCAGGAGAAACTTGAAAACAGCCTAGCTGCAATCCAGCAAAAAAGGGCAGACGCAATACAAAAACAAGCCCAAGCAATAGAGAAACAAAACAAGGCTTTAGAAGAAAACGCAAAAAGGGAACGAGAGGCAAGGATTGCCAGCCTTGAAAGGGAACTAGAAACACCAAGAACTGACGATCCTTTAAAAGAGGCATTTGAAACTGAGCTTAAATTCTCAACTGATATTACCAAATTAATGGAGGATCAGTTAATTCAGAGGGGTAAGGACTTAGACAAATATTATGCAGACAAGGCTTTAAAAGCGGAACAGTCAGCGCAACAGGAAATTCAGGTTGAACGCACCAAGGCGGCAATAATTTCTAATTTAACCGGAAGCCTTGCGGCTCTGGCCGAACAAGATACAGCAGCACACAAGATTTTAGCCAGCGCCCAGGCACTGATTAATACGTATGTGGCAGCTACAGCCGCTTTAAAATCAGGGTCAGAGATTAGCCCATTCTTTGGTATTGCCGCCGCCGCCGCCGCTATTGCTACCGGTTTAAATGCTGTTGCTCAGATTAACGGAGTTCAATTTGCTGAAGGCGGTTATACCGGTGACGGTGGTAAATACGAGCCAGCAGGGATTGTTCATAAGGGGGAATATGTAGCACCAAAGCATATAGTAAGCAGTCCAGCAGCACAACCGCACATATCAGCACTTGAGTCCATGAGGGTCAGAGGTTACGCCGATGGTGGATTTGTGACTAATATCAATACAGCCTCCACCCAACAAGCTATGATAACCGCCAACGCATTGAAGAACTTACCACCTGCTGAGGTTTCGGTTGTTGAAATTAACAAAGTCAATCGTAGAGTACAGGCCCGTGAAAACATATCCAGAATATGAGTAGACTAGCTGAAAAGTATTGCATCCCTACAGAAGCCATTTATAAAATGGTGAAAGACGGAGTAATTTCCTGTAGCTGGCCGATGCGGGAAGACATCTATGAAATGTACATAAGACTCAAAGGAACTAAGAGCCAATCCGAAATAATCCACGACATCGCCCAGGCGAAAGGTGTATCTGAAAGCACCGTTAAACAATCCATCCAAAAACTAAGGTAAATTTTCGTGTCTGTTTTTTAAATCCCGATTTGGCAACTTCACGCCATGACGGGAGAAATCTTTGTTTATGGGGAAATAGGAACAGGTCCGGGACAAGTGTCTCAAAAACTTGTTAAATCCCAAATTGACAAGAACGCCGAAAAGTACGTAGTCCATATCTTTTCCCCTGGAGGGGATGTATTCGAGGGCTACGGAATTTACAACGCCATTAAAAATGATACTGCCGGAAAGCCTGTCGAGGTCCACATCGAGGGACTTTGCGCTTCAATTGCTACCCTGGTAGCAGCAGCAGGTCATAAAATCATAATGAATAAAACGGGTCAGTTCATGATCCACAATCCCCACATAAGCGATTTAAAAGGGGATGCTGATAAACTTCGTTCGGTTGCCAACCAGTTAGACCAAATCAAGTCGATCTTGATTAATGCCTACAAAGTGAGGACCGGATTGACTGATGAAAAATTGTGGGCATTGTACGACAATGAAACCTACTTAACCGCCGATGAGGCCGTAACAATGGGATTCGTAGACGAGTCCGTAGACGCCATTAAGGCCGTAGCTAAACTTGATTTAAACAATTTTAAGATGACACAGAAAAAAGAAAGCCTTTGGGCTAAGTTCCAGAATATGCTTAGCGTATTCAAGAATGCTTTTGAAGAAGCTCTGGCCGATGGAAGAGTCGTGGTAGTTGAAAGCGAAGACGAAGATTGGACAGGGAAACGGGTGATGTTAGCGGACGGTTCGCCTTTAGAGGCTGGATCTCATCAGCTAGTATCAGGTAAAGTAATAACGGTCGATGAGGCCGGAACGATAACACAAGTAACACAAGCCGAAGCGCCGGCAGACAAACAACAAAACGAAGAAATGGACAACAAAATCAAAGAACTGGAAACGGCGCTGGCTGAGGCTAAGGCCGCAAAAGAAACCGCTGAGGCAGCCGCTAACGCAGCTAAGACCGAAGCAACGCAAGCAACCGCAAAGGCTGCAAAGTTCGAAAATCGGGTAACGATGATCGAGTCAGAATTTCTGAAACTGAAAGAAGCTATGGGTCAAACCGTAGGCGACAAATCAGAACCCGGCAAAGGTCCGGCTTTCAAAAACGTCAACCAGGAAGCAAAACGCGATCCCATGGGTGATGATGCTTTAAAATTTTACAGACAAAGAAACATTATCCGCAATGAAGAAGCCTAGAATAGAAAACTCGATGTATACGCCGGATCTTAACTCCACGTATACTTATCCCGGTTTCATGAACACCGAGCTGTTGCAGAAACCAAAAATCAATACTCCTGAAATAGGCTCTTTTGCCAAGGTAATGCAAGGCATCCGCGCCGGCCAACACCTTAACCTGGTGCAACCCCTAACACGGGCACTTGAAAAAGGTACTTCGGCCTGTATTCCGACCTATACTCAGGCAGGATCTATCACCGATCGTAAGATCGAAACCGGACTGTTTGAAATCAACAAGTCATGGTGTAAAAAGGAATTTCAAGGCCTTTTGTCTACCTGGACTGTTCTGGGTGACTCTGACCTTGTTGGTGACGGGTTATCCGGATACGAACTTGGCGGCAGACTCCGTACGGTTATCCTTGACGAAATTGCTGAACAAGCCCGCCAGGACATCTGGAAAGTTTACCTTTTCGGTAACAACTCTTTCAGCTCATCTACCAACCTGTACACCACGATTGACGGTCTGTGGACTAAGTACCTGGATTCATTCGCATCTTATTGCGTGAAGCCGGTAACAAATGCACTTCCAAACGGTGCCACCTCAGTACTTAACACGAACGACGCGAGAAACACATTCCGCGCAATGTGGGGTCAATCTTCCATCCTGTTAAAGCAGTACATCGCTTCAGGCCGGGCTAAGATCTTCACTACTGGTTCGATGTGGGAGAACTACTACGACACGTTGATCGACAACTGTTGTGTAGAAGGTTCATGGAGAGCCGGCCAGGACGGACTCGGCGCCACCCTGTATTACAGAGGCGTTGAAATCGTTCCGCTGTGGATTGCTGACTATGCCCTGGAGAACGACACCGACAACCCGTACTATAACTTGTTGAGACACTTCGCTATCCTCACCATCCCTGAAAACCAAGTTTTTGGAGTGGAAAACTCATCGGATCTTAACAACCTGGAATTGTGCTACCAGTGTAAAGACAAAACAACCTACATTCAAGGGGAAATGAGGTTCGGAGCACAGTTCATTCAGTGCGATTTGACAACCATAGCTTACTAAGGCCATGCCTATAAACTGCGGTATAACCGACAATATTGACATCACGTGCCTTGATCTGCGAAAGCCGGGCGGTTATTATGAGACCGTCTGGGTATTCAACAAATCAGATTTAAGGATCCCGATTGATGTCACGTTGGCGGCTTACGTTACGAGCTTAGAGTTCAACACGTACAGATCACTTTATCGGTTCGATTCTACCAAGTTTGCCCACGAAGCTACATGGACTATCGGAAAAGGCGATGGAGGTAACGTTTTCTACCCTCAGACGGTAACGCTGAGGCTGGCAAACTCAAACCCTGCCGCAGATAAGGTCATAGAAGACGCATCGGTTTCTGACCTTGGAATCATTACCAGGTCGAACGCTGGAGAATACCAAATCTGGGGAGCTGAAAACGGCGTAAGTGCCGGCGACGGTTCAACAGGTGGCGCTGGCCGTCAGGCTACTGATTCAACGTTCAGTGTGCTGGTTCTTACCGGTACAGAGCGTTATTTGCCTAAGCGGCTTTTGATTGGTGGAAGTTCTGCTAATACACTGGCCTACCTGGTTGCAGCGACTGCATAAACTCAATTAACCATACAACTTAAAAGAGCCTGGAGAAATTCAGGCTTTTTTATTGTCTTTTTTATAAAAATTTTTAAATTGCGGTATGAATTTACATACCCTGTCGAGTTTATCGCAATTGGACTATGATAATTTAGCTGACATTGCATGGTTTATTAAGGGTTTAAATTTTGCCGAAGGCAGTCCATTTTGTAAGGACCATGAAAAAACACTGGAGCATATACTTGGTGGATTGAGGAATCAATTGAGTGACCAAAAGAAAACTGTTATAAATGGATAAGGCAACAATACTCTCCGAGCTTACCACTAACGGCCAGATTTCAGTATTCAGACGAACCCAAAGCTGGGAAAAGGCTTTTGATTTATACAATAAGAGCACAAATAGCAGGAAGTCGATGAATTGCGGCACCTGTTTCCGGGACGTGTTAAGATGGCTGCAGAGTTAGTCCAGATCATCTACCATGAGAACCAAAGGGCGCACTGTTATCCTTTTAGCAAAGTTTATTTTAACGATGGACTTACCATTTTCTTTGAAAATGAGCCTATTAAAAATTTTGTTCTTTCCACGACATACGACAAAATCTCGGTGTGCTCATGGAAGTTGAAGCAAAAAATGAGGTATTACATCGGCCGACCGCGAGAGATAACAATAGAACTACTTGAAAGCGACTACGAAGTGATGACTTTTACCAGAAACACACAACATCATCGAATGTTAGCGGCTGCAAATCAGTGGCACCCGGGATTTCTGGTAATTTTTGACAAAATATTGGCTTCAATAGGGGTAACAAGGCCTGGAGAGGTGAAAATACCCATCTATCAGAACCATTTCAGCGCCAAAACAGATATTTACCGGGATTATGTTAAAACCTACCTATCGCCAGCGATGGAAGTCATCAAAAACGACCCTGAAATCAATAAAATGGCGATGGCAGACAGTCGATATTCAGACTTAACGCATCAATCCGGGGAAGTTCTAAGGGAAAAGCTAGGAATTGGCTATTACCCTCTCGTTCCGTTTCTTTTGGAGCGGTTGTTTTCAATTTACGTGCATAACAAGCAAATTAAAGTTACTTACTTATGAGAATATCTCTCATTCATCCATCCCGCGGCCGTCCGGAGAAGTCATTTGAAAATTCCGTTAACTGGATATACATGGCCGGAACGACAGATGTAGAGTTAATTATCAGTATTGATTCTAATGATTCAAAAAAAGAAACATATTACGATCAATACAGATTATGGAGAGTAAATAACGATCAAACAATTTCAATCATTGAGAATGACAATAACTCAGTAGTAGAAGCAACAAATAAAGCCGCAAAGCAATCTACCGGAGACATACTTCTTTACCTATCCGATGACTTCAAATGTCCTGACAATTGGGGGCAATTAATTATCAAAGAGTTTGAGAACGTCAGAACTCCAATGCTTTTAAAGGTTGATGACTGCCTGCAAAAGTTCGATGTTCCGGTTTTGACTATTCCAATAATGAACCGAATGCTATACTCGAGACTCGGATATTTCTGGCATCCAGGATATAAGTCTATGTTCGTCGACGAAGATTTATATTGGACGGCCAAATCGTTGAACGCATTAAAGTTTGCACCTCAATTGAAATTCCCTCATGATCACGTTAGCGTCGGCAAGGCTCAGGACGATGACACCTACCGCAGAAGTTCAGCAAATTGGGAGCAAGGGAAGGCATTTTTCAAACAACGTAAAGCACAAGGGTTTCCTATATGAAGTTAATGATTCTAATCTGTACATTAAACGAATCGTGGAGTATTAACAAACTCAATAGACTCAATAGTATCATAGACCCACAAATTAAAATGTTCCCTGGTCAAGTAGATAAATTAATAAATGATGCTGGTCGTTCAATGCCAACAGGGACAAAGAGGAACCTTTTAATAAAAGACAGCGACAGCGAATATTTTTGTTTTATAGACTGCGATGATGTTGTCCCACCATTTTACATTGATGAAATAATGAAAGCCATCGACAAAGGGCCGGACGTTATTACATTCACTGGATACATGACTACAGATGGGATAAACAGGGAGAATTTTACCATCAAGTTGGGAAGTGATTATGTAAGCCGTGG